GCTTCTATAATTTTTAATTTAGGATTTTTACCTAAAAGATATGCAGGGAATAAATGCGAAGCAAATTCAGATTTCGTATGACGTGGCGGCATATTTATTATTAAACGTTTTAATTTACCGTTAGCTATATCGTCAAAAGCTTTTGCCATTTTCTTATGATGTTCGCCTGAAATAAATTCATGCCAAATACCTTTAACAAAATGTAAAAAAGTTGACGTAGAAATTTCTTGGTGGTCGCGTTTTTCTAATTCTTCTAAAAGAATAGTAAATTCTTTCGCTTCTTGGGTGCTTAAATGCGATACATCTAAGTTTTTTAAATCTTTTAAATCAGTCACGTAACTTTAATAAATCCGCTAAATTAAATTCTTCAAAATTTTGTAATGCTTCATCAGAAAGAGATAGTATTGTATCACTTTCTTCTCGCATTAATTTTCTTGGTGGGAATAAAATTGAATCATAACCTACACCTCTAAATATATCTCCTACGGGTTTATTAATCATCGACGGTGCACCTACTGAAGGTGATTCAATCATAAGGTCTAATGTATTACGAGTGTTTTGATTTAATGCTTGGTCGTAAGCATTACCTTTTAACGTATTTATATTATCACGGATTTTAATTAATTCTTCTATAAAATCTGGTGGTAAATTTTCTGCGTCTGCAATATTTTTAAATTCAGGACTTATTTTATATACGGATTTTTTCGGAACATCTTTTAGAAGTTTTTGTTTTAATGCAGGTGTTAAATTTTCAAACATATCTTGGTTATCTATACTTTGACCAAATATTTTTAATCGAGGGTCGGTTTTATCTAATACCGAATAAATACCACCTGTTGATTTATTAAGGGTAAACATATCATCTTGAATTAATTTAGGCGTTCGTAACGTTTCTATTCCTGAAGGACCGCCGTGATAAATAAATTGATTAAATGGTGCAGGGTCTTTTGGTTTTGGGGTATCGAAATCTAAAGTACCTTGTTGTCTACCTATCGGGAAATTAGGTGTAAATCCTGGAGGTTCAAGTCCTCGCAACCCAGAATAATCTACTCCTTTTACTGGAGAAATTACATTACCTTTATTTATATATTCTTTTGCATATTCTGGAAATTGCTTTACCATTGCTCTAGCATTATTACCGCCTTTTTCGAAAACCCTAAATGCGACTGCTTTATCAGAGAATTGGTCAGGATTACTAAAAAAGTTGATAGCACCTTTTCTATTTTCCTCTAGTGTTTTCAGTTTTCTTCGATAATGACTCATTTCACGTAAGGCTTCATCTACTTTTTCTTTATCAACGTATGGTTTATCTGGTTTCCATCCTGCATTACTTAACTTATCTTCTGCTTTTTCTATTTCTTTTACTAGAGCTGCACGTTCTTCTGCGTAAGTAGGACCTGGAGTCATAGAAGAAGGGCGAGCGGCAGTTTGTGCCTCATCAATCTTGTCGTCAATATTTCTAAGTTGTTTTATAATCCTCGCTTCCGCTTTAGATGAAGCAGCTAATTCGTTAGGGTCAACTGATTTTGATTGTATATTTCTTTCTCTTTTTAAATCGTTAATTAATTTTTGACGTTTAGCTATTATCGATATTCCTTCGGCAGGTATACCGCCACCAGGAAGATAATCTAAATAACCTAAATATTCACCTAATTTATCTTGCCTACGTCTAGCTAATTCTTGTGATAATCCAGGAATAAATTCAGCAACACCTGATGCAAGGTTTTGTATCGGGTCTTCAGTATTTAACGGTTGGTCTAAATAATTTAAAACACGTTCTTTTAAATTAAGTCCAAGTCCTCCAAGTTGTGGTGGAGTTGGTTCGATTCTATAACGTTCTAATTCCTGTGCCATATTAAGTAAAGTAGTTTAAACAAGGAGTGAGTTTCTTTGTCGGCGGATTATTTTTCACTAGTATTAGAAGCTCCAAAATAAAAACTTATAACGGCACTTGCTAAACCGCCTAAATAACCGAGTACCAAATTAATTAATGCTTCGCTATTTTGTTCTGGTGGTTGAATCGTTACTAAAAAGATATATCCTAAAAAGCCACCGACCATAGCTATACCAATAATACGTGCGGTCCAATCTTTGCTAAACTTGGTTCGTGCATCTTGCTTATCAAGTGTTTCTAATTTAAAAACGTCTACTTGAAGTTCTTTCATTTTTACTTCGAAATCTTTTTCTGCTTTTTTGATTTCTAACAGTTGTTCAGGGGTAGCGTTTTGTAGTGCGTTCTCAATGGCTTGTTGATTGTTATCAACACCAAGAACTTTAGAAATTACGTTTGACGCCATTCCACCTAGTGGACCACCTAACGCCGTACCAAGTGTGGGTGCGACTGCACCGACAACATTCTTCAAAAGGTTTTTCATAGCAAAAGTATAATCTAAAAAAATTTTTTCGCAAAATTTTTTCACTAGGGACTTATTTGTAAAGTAGATGCAATTAAGAGGCTGAAACTAAGGGAAGGCGGAGGGTACGGAGGCAGCGGTAGCGTAGGGGGGTATAGGGGGCTTTCTAAGGGCGTGTAAAAGCCCTACTGTAGTAGGGCTTATTGATTTACAGTTGTTAAGTTAAAGGGCTACTGACGTAGCCCTAAGGCTACGCAGTAATAAATAACTGACTTAATGTATCTTTGTCATAACCTTTATAAGTATTTTTAAGGTTATTAAACTTAGATAGGTAATGACCTAAGACAGTATTAACATCTTGTTCATAACCATAGCTATCAAAGTCATCAGCTATATCACTAACAGTACATGAGCCATTAGCAACGTTAATCATGTCAATATGCTTTACAAGTATTTTAACTTGATTAGGCATTGAATGAATAACTTTACTAGCTACGTCATGGTTAATACTAATAGTAGTATTATCATTAACTACACCACCTTTACCACTAACATTTAAGTTAGCAAACATTGACACATTCTGTTTCTTGGTTGTGTCTACCTCAGCTTTTTTAGCGTTTATTTTATTGTTCATGCTACCCATTATACAGACCTTATTTTAATTATCAATAGGTTTAGATAAATTAGTTAAATTATTTTTATTATATAACTTAGCTTATATAAGTTAATTAACTTAGTTAAGTTAGTAATTATTTTAGAAAGAACGACGGAACGACGGACCAGGATTATTACGCACGAACATACGAACGACGGAACGATAGACTAGAGCGATTGAGTAGAGGGACAGGGATAGAGTAGAGGGCGAGGGATAGAGCGACGGATAGAGTAGAGCGATTGAGTAGACTAGAGTAGAGCACAAAAAAGGCGACCGAAGTCGCCCTTTGGAACCAGTCAAGGTTTAGCTTATTTCAACTAATCCTTCTTCGACCAATCTATTTCTGTAATGACTCCAAATAGCCATTGGTGTTTGGACTGTTACCAATCCAGCTTTTTCGAGAGCTGAGTCTTTCGAACCATCTTCTCCAACTAACTCACCAACTGTAAGACTCATATCTTTCGCAGCTAGTAAAGCTTTGATAATAATCCCAGCTTGGGCAGGGAATTTACCCTCAGGCGTTGCTACTAATGTAACAATCGCGTTATAGTTAGCTGACCCTTTTTGGGCAGCTGGTTTAAAGTTCTTATCTATCATAATATTCTCCTTTCTAGATAGTGGGCTAAGCCCTAGTTAATATAGTACCTATTATAGCAGCGATTGGTATCAAAGTAAAGGAGTAAAAAGAACAGAAGAAAGTCCGTCAATCGTTCTTTCTTTCCGTCGGTCAGTGTTTCTTGGTGAAGTCGCCTTCGATTATATTGTCAGTTTTCTTTGCAATCAATTCTTTGAGGCGAGTGAGTATATCGTCTTTGGTCATTAAATCAATCTTTGCAGTCAATATTTCACGTCTATCGATGTAGAGTCCACCAGCTTTGCCTCGATGGACTTCGGCGGTGATGGCTGCGGATATCTGTCCTTGGTCTTTGGCTTCTTCTCGCAGGTCGTGTAGAGTAGAGAGGTGGTTCTCTAGAGAAACTGCTTCCTTCTCTGAGGCTAGGATTTCCAAGTCAATGAGATAGTTTCGTACAACTGGGTTATGATTGAGTAGAACGCTGCCCTGTGTCTTAGCACCTTTCCTATCCTTTGTATATCCCGCTTTTATCGCGGCTTCCGTAGCTGTTTGACCTTTGATATACTCTTTACAAAATAGTTTTTGTTTAGAGTTGAGTGGTTGCCACGTCTTACCGTTTTGGTCAACGAATGCTTTACCGTCTTCTGTTGGAACTAAATGAGTATAAGTTAGCTTTTTCATTGTAATACCTCGCTTCAGCAAATGATATTACAATATTATTAAAAAAGATAATTTTCAATTTACTTTTCTCGTGCCCTCTAGGTATCTTACCATAGTTTCTAATAACTAATAGAAAATCTATTAGTTTTGAAGATTCAAAGAACAGAGTAACAAAGAGACTTACAGAACGATTCTATTAGTATATTAGAGATATTAGTAGTTTTGAAAACTTTTTGATAAAAACTTTTTTATTTTTAAAAACACTAATACGATAGGTCTAATAATAAAAAACCCCCGCACTAGGCGAGGGTCTGTTCTTCGTGGTGAATCTAACTCGTGGAATCTATCTTTTGCTGTTTAGCTTTGAGCTTTGCTCCTTAATATCGATTTTTCCCTACCCGTCAGTAGATTCATGCACTCTTATAAACCGTTTTCGTCGTAGTAAATAGCGTCTTCGGTCACTCCGTATGGATACTTTTTAGGCTCTCGGTCTAGCCTAGTAATCGAAGCCATGAAGCCATGACCGTCTCCAATCTTCAATATATGGTATATATAATCTACAGATTGGATAACTGTAGTACCTATAACGTCGGCTTCAGTGAAACCTGTGCGTTCTTCGTTAATAAGTAATACGTAATCAGCGTTCTCAGGATATCCGTCTTTCGGCTTATCGACAGCGAAATCTACTAAATTATCAGCTATCTCTCCACCTTCTTCGGAAAGCTGTATCATTGAATGATACCCGTCTACTCTATACTCATCTAGACGTTCATTCACCTCGTCTAAATATATTTTTATTGCTTTATCGTTCATAATTCTCCTTTCTTTCGAATTAATATTTTTTAACTATATATAGTATACCTACCACCAAAGCGATTATAAAGCAAGGGGCGACTAACCATTTTTAACTAATACAGGAATTCGTAGACTAAAGCCAGTCCCTCCTTCGTATTCAAAATGAATATAATTAAATAAGTCGTTAGTTTCTACGCTTATACTTACTTCAGAGGGCTCGGTAACTCGACCTAACTCCATATCGTCCGCATGTGCAACTTCTTGTTTAAAACTGCCTACGTCTTTAGAATAAATAATTTCGGTTAAATAATCCATCGGGTCGAAGTTATCTTCAATACGTTCAGGACTATCGCCTGTAGATATATCTATATTTTGCAATCCTGTAGGTTTAAATTTACTCATATTATTCTCCTTTCTTAAAAACTTCTACACGTCCTTGGTAACAAGTCCCACCATCGGCGACCTCGACTTGTTCGTATTTATGGCAAAGTATCTTATACTCGGCATTTTCGAATACGTATATATAAAGTCGGATACGTTCGCCGTTTTGTATACATTCACCTAAACTCGCATTAGCCGTAATTTTCAACCAATTCGGGTTATTAGTAACAATTTCTTCAAGCAAATCTTCTATCAACATACCACCGTCTTCACCATCTAATGAGTGAGGGTGACAATATGCTTGGTCTAAAGTTTTGAGTATATCGTTCATTTTATTCCCCTTAATAATTTATTTTTTCGGTTTAATCTCTCACCTGCCACAAACTGCGGTATTGGGTAAGTAATAGTTTCGTAAATATCGCCCCTTTTTCGATACAATCGTAAAGTATTCGTATTAATATACCAATCGGATACTCTACCGTCTCTAAATAATCCCTTAGGGTAAGGAATGTTTTCTAAATCGTTCATTTTATTCTCCTTTCTATCGTAGTAGTTATTTACTACCCTTATATTATATAAAAGATTATTACCAAAATAAAACATACCAAGAGCCAAGCAGTAAGTAAGCGACTACTAACCAAAAGATATCTTGATTATTCGGCATCGTCCTTTACCTCGACTTCTCGCTT